TATATTACGTGCTGGACCATTCAAAACATTAAATGATCTTTTTAATGATTTATATGATAATTTAATATTTAATTCTGAAGATAAGAAAGAAAAAGTTCGTAAATCATTAAAGGAAACATATACATAATATTAATAATTTAGAGATTTTACAAGTAGATATAAGATTATAATAATTTAATTGATATGTTTTGAATATAAACCATATTTATTACCTAGTTCGTCTAATAATTTAGCACTATACCAACCTAATATAGCACCTATTATATCACCTATCATATTATTTAATGTATCACTATAATTTTTACCACCTGGCCAATATGGAAACATATTTATCATTTTTATACCAAACTTTGTATTTTCTATTATTTCAAATAAAATATTTATTATAATCCAATTTTTTTTACTTATACCAAAAAAATATGCTACTATACCAGTAGCAAAATGTAAATATGTATATTGATCTAAAAATTTATTACCCATATATTTATATTATTATTTAAATCCTTTTGTAAAATAAACAATAAGGTTTTTGACTCATCATATCACTTTCAGAAATATCAAAAACACTACTATCATTAAATACTTTCCATTTGTCTTTACCTTTTTTAGCAATATTCGTATTACAAACAGCATAGTAATGACCTCCATTTAATGAGCCACTTTGAACACTCATACTACATAATTTATAAGTCATACTTTGTTCATTATAATTCATACAAAATTTACCCATATTTAATATTCTTGGAAAACTTATGTGTCTATCTATTTTTCTTAAGTTGCTATCATATCTTTTTATTTGAATGATTAAAACATCACTTAAATTCCAAAATACAATCTTTTTTTCTGGATTAACATTTTTTTTACATTTATCACATTTCCAAGTATTATTGCTGTCTAATGTTTCAACACTTGTATAATGTGACAGCATATCATAAACAGTTTCAAAATTTGGTTTAATATGTAAAGTTACAATTTGTGTTGGATCATGATTTCTTGCAGAATAATCGCATTTCGTACAACTTGTTATACTTAATAATTGTGAATAAGTAGATTCTATTAAATATGAATATTCATTTTCAAAAAATTTTTTCCAATAATTGATACTATCAACTGCTATACGATCTAAATTATTTTGAATATTGCCTTGAACACTTAATTTAATTTTATATTTTAAACATTTATGTAATAAATCAAATAGTATTGTTATAAATTCACCAGCATCATTTTGTTCAAATCCAACAAATGTATATTCGCTATGACTAATATTTTGTGCAAATGACTTATAAAAATTGATAGGATTTATACATCCTGTGTCATTTTCTATCATAAAATTCTTTTGTAATCTTAACCATTCTCTCATTAAACTGAATTCATTGCGTTTTTCAGTTTTAATACAATTATTTATAAAATCATCATTATCTGTACTTAATAATCCAGTATAACGAATACATTGAATTATAGAATTCATATAACATGTATTTCCAAGATTTTTTAATCCATAATCCATATTACTAATATTTTAATATAATAGTTTTAAATACTTAAAAAATAATATATTGTATAAATTATAAATGAGTACATTAGATATGACTGATGAAGTTTCTAGTGAAGAAGTATCATCTGATGAACCTAATATTACTGTAAATGTTGAAGATGTTCCTGAAGAACCTGAGGTAAGTGAAACAGCAGAAGAACCAGAAGTTGCTGAACCAAAAGTTGCTGAACCAAAAGTTGCTGAACCAGAAGTTGCTGAACCAGAAGTTGCTGAACCAGAAGTTGCTGAACCAGAGGTTGCTGAACTAGAAGTTGCTGAACCAGAAGTTGCTGAACCAAAAGTTGCTGAACCAGCAGAAGAACCAGCAAATGAAGTAGAAGTAACAGAAGATGAACAACTAGAAAAATTAGTAAATTATTTAGTAAATAATTTTGGTTTTAATAATTCAGAATTAAATGTAAATTCATCAGAAGAAAAATTAGAAAAAATTGTATCTCTTTTAAAAAGTGATACAGGATATTATTTTAATTCTAAAGAATCTGATACTTTAGAAGAAAAAATAAATATTGTAGAAAGTTATTTAATATCTAATTTTAATTATAAAAAATAAATTAATTATTTAATCTTATCTTTTTTTTTTACTTAATTAGAATAAGCAAGACCACCCATACCAGACATGATACGGAGGACATTGTAGTTGACAGCAAAAATAAATGAATTAGATTGGATAGTTCCATTTGTTACTAATTGAGCATTATCAATTCTTGAGAAGTTACAAGTTCCAGATGGTTGATGTTCTTCAGGTTTAAGGGCAAAAGAGTATACAGCAATTGAATCATTTGCTTCACCAACTCCAGCTGTCTGTTCTGAATCAAGTCCACCATATCCACTATGATAATCATATACTTGTGTTCTTGCAAAATATGATAATGGACGTGCAGCAAAACGATCATGTCCATTTAATTTAAGTTGAAAAGTTTTATCCGATTCATTAGAACCAAGAATAGATTGCAAAGATGTATAATCTGCTACACCTTTTGGTGCTCCTGCAACTGTCCATACTAATTCTTTTACAGGATGATTGAAATTTAAATCATTACTAGTACTTACAGAAAGTTGTTGTTCTTGAACCTGTTCAATAAGATATTCATGAGACACTTGAGCAAAACGTCTACGTTCATCAGTATCAAGATAAATATAATCAACCCATAAATTATTAACTGGATCTGAAGTAAATACTGTATTATGAATATGATCTAAAATAACTTTAACTTCATGATATTGTAATGCAATTAAAGGAAGAGCTAATCCAGGATTACGACAAAACCAGAAATATAAGGGAACTGTAAAAGTTGTACCTACAGTATCACCATCAATTCCTCCCATACCAGTAGTTCTTTGAAATTTAGTTAATCCTACAGCTGGACGATCATCACATTGTGCTATAGTTGCAGTGATACCAGTTGGATTTTCAGCAGTTAATTCAGACCATGTTTCCATCCATAATCCAGAATGTTTGTCAATTTGTTGACCACCAATTTCTAATTCAATATCTTTAATAAAATTAGCACCTGGATTTGTTGTATCAGCAGCTGTGCCACCAACTTCAAGATACATCTTATGAATTAAATCACCATTTCTAGAAATAGTTGCAGTACAACGACCATCACTTCCAGTTGATGTGCCATTCCATGTTTGTTGGATTGACTCCATAGAGAAGTTAGTGTGTCTGCGGTAGACAACTTTGAAGAAAGTGATTTGTGGGTTACCAGTAAGGTAGATATCTTGAGCACCATAAGCTACGAGTTGCATTAATCCTCCTCCCATGTTTTATATTATACCATAGATTTTTTTTTTGAATAAATTAAACAAATTATTTTTTAATAATTTATTATTATACTTATATATTTTAAAAAAATATTTTAAATAGTAAACTACTTAGTTACTGTAAGCAAGACCACCCATACCAGACATGATACGGAGGACATTGTAGTTGACAGCATAGATATGTAAACCTTCAGTTTCTGTTCCACCACATACTTTAGCAGAAAAATGTAATTGGGCATTATCAATTCTAGAGAAATTACAAGTTCCACTTGGTTGATGTTCTTCAGGTTTTAAGGCAAATGAATAAACAGATATTGCATCACCTTGAACACCACCACCAGGATTACTATGATAAGTCCATGGTTGACATCTAGTAAAGTATCCTTGATGACGACCACTAAAACGATCATGTCCATTTAATTTAAGAATAGTAGTAGTGCATGATGCTAATGCTTCATCATGAAGTTTATCACCAGGAGATGCATGAAGTGCAACAGGCATAGGAGTTGAACCGCCACCATTAACACCAGTTGCAGCCGCTCTTTGACCGCACCAAATTAGTTCTTTTACTGGATGATTGAAATTTAATTTAAAAGTTTGATCTGGTCCAGAACTTTGATATTGTAATTGTTCAATAAGATATTCATGAGATACTTGAGCAAATCTACGTCTTTCATCAGTATCTAAGTAAATATAATCAACATATAATTTAATACCATTTAATGAACCATTACCATCAACACTATTTCCTTGTGTTTCAAATTCAGTAATTAGTTTAACTTCATGATATTGTAAAGCAATTAATGGTAATGCAAGACCAGGATTACGACAGAACCAAAATTGTAATGGAACAATTGCATAATTTACACCAACTTCAACTCCTGCAGGTTTAACAGCACAAGCCATTTTTTGATATGCTTTAGGTGCTTTATGAACTTCAACATCTGTTTGTACATTACCATCTACAGTAACTGCATCACTAGTGCGGTAAACTCCACCAGCATCAAGTTTAGATACAACAGTTTCTTCAGTTAATTCAGTCCAAACATTTAACCAATGATTATAATGTTTATCAATTTTTTGACCACCAATTTCAATCTCTAAAGATTTAAAAATAGCATGCATTGGATTTGGAGAAGCTGTTTTTGAATTACCGCATACAGCAGATGGATCCATTTCATACCATAATTTACTAACTAAATCACCATTACGAGAAATAGTACTAGTTACACGACTATCAAAATCAAGAGATCCATTAATAGTTTGTTGGATAGACTCCATCGAGAAGTTAGTGTGTCTGCGGTAGACAACTTTGAAGAAAGTGATTTGTGGGTTACCAGTAAGGTAGATATCTTGAGCACCATAAGCTACGAGTTGCATTAATCCTCCTCCCATGTTTTATATTATAACATAGATTTTTTTTTTGAATAAATTAAACAAATATTTAATATCCAAACAAATTATTAAACAATATAACAACTACAATGCTTTCTACAAATGTCAATGGTCTAAAATCCTTAACAGTATTGCCAACAGCATTATATCTAAGTACAGGAAAGATAGTATTATATGACCATTGAACTAATACAACTTTAATAAAAAATGTTAGTATAAGCATTAAAAATAATGATACACTATCTACTTTCATTTTATTACCTTTAACAAATCCAGCAATCATTTATAATATATAATATTTTTATTTAAATCTTCTAAAATTCATTTGAATTTTTCCATATATTCATATAACATATCATCACTAACATTGTATTTATCAAATATGCTTTTTGTTTTATCCCTATATTCTACATTTAAATCTAATACTTGTTTAACTGGATTCATTATCTGATTTGTTATATAAAATGGATAATCTAATTCTAATACTTCACTTTTTATAAAATCTGGATGTTCTATACGATCTCCTTGTAATATACTCTTTTTTCTATCTCTACCTTTATTTTTTCCACTTTTATATTGTGAATTTCTATCAAATACTTTATCATAATTTGTTAATTTAACATAAGCATATGGTATACGATCATTACTTTTAGGTTTATTTCCAGGATCTCTTTCACCAATACGATCTGCTAATACTTTATGTGCTATACTTTTAGGATTTTTATAATATCCTCTTAATGATTTTGATATTATAAAATAATTATTAGAAAATTTACCTTTATCAATATCATTTAATGTTTTTATTAACCATTGTATTGCTTCCATAAAATTTTTATCAATCATGATTTTTTCAATAATATTTCCAAATACATATTTAACTATTGGTGCATTATCTCTGCGTTTCATTACAATTCCCATTGATGTTCTTTTAAAATTTTTATTATCTACATCATCAATGCTTTCATATTTATCACCAACATATCGTTTTTTTGATATTAAAATAAATGGAAAGAATGTTTTTTCATATTCTAAATTTTGAGGATCTCTTAATGTATCATCAACAAATTCACCTGCTTCTTTACCACATATTATACAATGTTTTAATAATTTATCGCCACTTAAAACATTTCCATTGTTATCTTTTCTACTAAACTTAATAAATACAGAATCTGTATCACCATATACAATGTCTGGTTCTTCATATCCTTCACTTTTAGCCCAATTTTTAACACCATTATCAGCGTCTTCAATTCTTTGTCTACCAATACTCGTTGTACATGCTGCTATTTTTTTCATATATATACTACTTGTTTTAGCACCTAACTGACCATAAACAGAATTTGCTGTGACTTTATATGCTAATTGTAATCCATCCAATACTTTACGTTTAAATTCATCTGGTTCTGTTTTAATACGTTTTCTGGTTTCTTTTCTAGCTTCTAATACTGTTTGTAATACAGTTGGTACAATACCTAAATTATCATTTATTATTTCACCTTTGTCATTTCTATGATCTTTTAAGAAATGACATTTTATCGTATCACCAGTTTTAATTTTTGTAACAGTATCTCCTTTGCCTCGTTTTTCATATTTATAATCATCATATTCTATCTTTTGTATTCGTTCTTCAAATGTTCCATCTTTTCTACATTTTTCCAAATATGGATTATCATTGCTTAAGTATTTATCTTGTGATAAATTATTTTCTATAATTGATGATGGGTATAATGATGCATAATCTAATACAACAATTGGATCATCTAAATATATACCAGTTTTTGGTTCTAATACAATAGCACCTTCATATCCATCTGTAGTTTCTTTATAATCTTTTAATGTTGGCATACGTGTATTTTTTATATTACATTCTTTAGATACAAATGATGTTACTTTAATACCTTGACCTCTTAAAAAGATATATGAAAATGGAACTAAACATACATTTGACATACCAATATTATTAGGAACAATATCTAATAAATTTATAAGATGTATACACAGTTCACAATCCTGAATACAATATTTAGCAACTTTTGCTCTACCACTTGGTCCACCATATTTATGTAAATCAAATATTTCCTGTGGTGGAACATCGTCTTTATTCATACACCATTCAATTTTTGTATATTTTAATGATTTAAATGTTTTTTTTATACTTTTTTTATTATCAATATTTATTATTATTTCTATTTGTTTATCTTTAATTTTACATATTTTAAATTTTTCTCCATCTAATAATTTTACTTCACCAATATTACTATGAATATTAATTGTAATATAATCACCACATTTTAAATAACCTATAGTATTTGTATCGAATTTAATAGTATATATACTAGTGTCTCCAGTATATAAAATATATTTATAATTATATATTTTACCTCTCATAAAATGTGATGCTACATTATCAAGTTTATATGATTCTAAATTATGACCTTTTTGTATTTCTTTAACTACATCAAATAATACTCTACCATCCATATTAAGATATTTAAGTTCATTATCACCTAATGCGGATGATGATAAACGTTTATTTAATGGTTTACATTTTTTCATATAGTGATCATTTGCATTTTCATGATCCATATCTAATCTACCAAAATTATAAAATACTGAATTAGGACTTTTATCATCACATTCAAAAAATTTATTTGCTCTTTGTCTAATATAATCAAAATCAAAACCAAATATATTATAGCCTGTTATCATATCTGGATTATATCGATTAATACATTGTTTCCATTTTTTTAATAAATCTCTTTCATTTTTACAAGATTCTACAATAATATCATATTCTTCTAAACTATCACAAATATCTTCATCACAATCATCTGGTTTAATCACTTGTATTACTCTTATATATTTTCTAGATACTGTATAGTAAAATACTGTTCCTATTTGAATAATTGGATCACCTTTAATAATTATAAAATTGCTATTACTATTTTTTAATTCATTATCTAATATATTTTTTATTTTATCTATTATATCATTTCTAGACTTTTTATCATTTAAACTATTATCTAGATTTTCAATAAATTCATCCTTTAAAATACTACATTTTTCAATATTTGTTGGTATATCATTTTCTGTAACAATAAATTCAACATCATTTTTTAATCCACATATATCTTTACTAGTAAATGCTTGTTGAATAATACATTTGATTAAATCTTTTTTACTATCTATTTCATGTAATGGATCATATTTATTATTGTATATATCATATATATTACTTGCTAATCCTTTAAAATCTTTTGTAGCTCTAGGAAAATCACCTGTAAGACTATCACATTCAATATCAAAACTAGCAACTATAATATCACTTAAACTTTCCATATCACTATTTGGTTTAATACTTTCACATTTACAATTATATTCCATATCACATTTAAATACTCTATCATCTATGGTTTTAACACTTTTACCACTAATATCGATCCATCCTGCAGGACTAATATTTCTAGTATGAATAAATCTTAATATAGGATGTATATTTGATTCATATAAATTTGCTAAACATTCATCATTGCAAATACTTCTCCAATCATCTAAATTATTATTTTTATCATTATATAAATTTTTTATTTCAGATTTATATTTATTAAAAGAACGATAATTATTGAATACCAATTTTACAAATTTTTCTTTTTTTCTACAATCATTATTGGAATCATGTTTGTATTCATAAAAATCATAATTGTATTTTGGAGATTTTACTTCAACATTTATAAATTTTCTTTCCCATACTTTAAGTTTAAAATTTATAGTATTTATGATACATGATTCAAATTTGTTTTTTGACCATTTATCAGGTATTTTAACATAAAATGATGGTTTAAAATCAGTTACATGACAAACTACATTTTTGTTTTCGATTGTTTTACCATAAATAGTAATTTGGAATACATTATCTATATCATCACTTTGTAAATCAATGATATGTATACATAAATTTGTCATATAATATTTTATACTATAATGTTTAAAATTTTAAATAAAAAAAAATCAAATTTTTAAAAAAATTAATATAAGTGTAATTATATGGAATATGCAACTGGATTATTAATTTTTATTGTTTTAGCAATGACAAGTATGAATTATTACGTTAAAAATAAAGATGTTGTTTTAGTAGAATCTAAAATAGATGGTAGAAAATACAGAGTTGATAAAAACTCTGATCCACAAGGATCAGCAGATTTATTAGCAGAAATAAATACAGATATATTAAAATTATTAGATCATTTAAAATCTGAAGATGATCCAAATGTTAAAAGATTATGTAAAAGATATAATCCAGATCGATTGGGTGAAAATTTAGAATATAAATCATATAAAGCATATTCACTAAATAAAGGAGAAGAAATTGTATTATGTTTACATGATAAAGATGGTAAATTAATTAGTGATAAAAATACTATGAAATTTGTATTAATTCATGAACTTGCACATGTTATGACAGTTGAAAATGGTCATCCACCAATATTCTGGGAAAATATGGGTTACTTATTAAAAAAAGCAAATAGTATTGGCATATATGATGCTATAGACTATTCAAAAAATCCAGTAAATTATTGTGATGTATTAGTTGATAAAACGCCGTATCCATTTTAATTTTTTTTTATT